CCAGTGTCTGCGCCAAAGCGCGTAGCTCGCCGTCGCCGATGCCGCTCGCGCGCAGCGCCTGCGCGATGCCGGCGGCGTTGTGCGTGAGCGTCGATGCCGGCGCAGGCGGCGACGCATCGCTCCAGTCATCGGCGGCGCGCATGAACTCGCCGAGGCGACCGACCGCGGTGTTGAGCGCGGCGACCGCCGCCGTCTCGGGCGCGCGGGGCGCAGCGCGCTCGGCGCCATCGGGCTCCGCGATTGGCGTTTGGCCGGGCGCATGGGCTTTTTCGCCGAAATAGCCGGGCGCGACCGCCTTCATGACGGACGGATTCAACGCCGCCGCCTGCGCCAGCGCGTCGGGAAGACCGGCCGCCGCAAGCGCGGCATACGTTTGCGCCGGCACACGCCGCTGCTCGTCGAGGCGCGTCCCCTGCATCCAGCCCTCGAGCCCGCGGCCGATCGATTGCCCGACATTACCGCCTTGGAGCGCGCCGGCGAGGTAACCGAGGATCGCGTTGTCGTTGAGCCCGCCGAGCAGCCCGCCGCGCGGCGCAGCGCCGGTCAAATCGAGAATTCCCGCCATGGTTTATTCCTGTTATGCGAATCTGGTTGATCTAGCTCGGTGTCGGCTCTACGAAAGCGTATAGGCGCTAAGTTAAGGAACGTGTCCCGGGCGCAGCGCAGCACAAGCGATAAGCGCGTTACGCGCTTATGGCTCCACTTCGTTTCGCGCTGCACCGCATCCGGGACACCTGGCTAGGGCGTCATTCATAAATCGCGTTTGTCCGGCAATCACTCGCTGATGTCCGCATCACCCCCGAAAGCGGCCGTATAGCGGACATCGGTGGATGTCTCAAAAGTGCTATTAGCGGACTCATGCGCCGCAGCAAAAGGCACAAGCAGACTGTGACGCTTCGTTGAAAGTGTATCTGCTCCCTTTCAAAAGAGTCCCGGCGGCAGGATCGCGCAACGAGTGGAAAACCGGGATAGATGCAATCCCGGATGATTCGGTTGTGGCGGATAGTCGAACCTCTCTTTCCAATTCGTGACCCCGCACCAATGTCCGCCACCGGTTTCGCCGGTATCGCCGTCGAGACTGCGATATTGAATTATGTTATTGGGCACGCGGACCCACTCGTTATCGACCAACATGTCGACGCCGGCGGACGTGATCCGGTAATGCGCCGGATGGCAATCCGTTTCGTCGCAGCAGCTCGTCTCTCCAGACCGATCCATTAGTCCGGTATAGATGTCGTGGCCTTCCGCGCGTGCGGCGGCTAGGATGAGTATCGTAATCATCATCAAGGTTCGCATTAGCTTCGCCCTTTTATGGGCCATTTGACCCATTTCAAACGGTCATCGCTCAATAGAAACAAGTGCTGTCGCCGTTGCTGGGACTAAGGAGGAAGCGAAAGAGAGTCTGTGACCGCCGTCACACTTTAGTCGAATAACAAGAAGCTATAGCGCGCCAGAGCTTCCTCACTCCGGCAGAACAGCCCATAGGAGCATGCGTTCTAAATGATGATATCGTGCCGAGATAGCAGCCAACCGGTCAGCTTTGCGAATGGCGGCGAACGAGCAGGGTGTGCCAGCGACGTGCGGCGGCGTCGTATTGCTCCAGTTCGTAAAGAGCCTCACAATGAGTCGAACAAAAACGAACGTGAACCCACCAGCGGCCGTTCCACAAATTACGGAAGCGGACACGATGCCCGCACTAGACATGCAGCAAAAAGCACATTTTGTGATCGCTATCACATCGTCAATGCAACTGCGGAGCTAATCTCTTACCCGTCGATCGATACCGCATGCGCGGTTCTCACGTTCGACGTTCCTCCTAAACTCAGCCCCGCTAACGCGGGGCTTCTTTTGCGCCCTTTGTCAGCGGCCTGTGGCCGCATCCTTCAGACAACCGCTTCGTAGCGCTCATGCGCGAAAGCGGGGACCCCATGATCTCGGGCAGGTGTTCATGCGTCCCTGCTTACGCAGGGACGACAATTGAGAGGATTCGGCATCAGCGTCCGGTGAACGAACCCGGCCCCATGAAGCCGTTGCTCAGCAGGCCGAAGAGCCCGCCGCCGAGTGCGCTCGCACCCATGCCCGCCAAACTCGTGCCGCCGGTGAGCGGCGCAAACGCGAGCGGCAACAGCGAGAGCGGGTTGAACGGTGTGGACGTCGTGGTCGCGCTCGTCTCGGTGCCTGATTTCTGCCCCGACGTGCTGCCCGCCTGCGCTCCCGTCTGCGTGCCCGCCGTCGTGGCGCTATAGGAGCTGCCCAGCCCCGCGATCGGCACGCCCATCTGCACGAGCGTTTGCAAAGTCGATAACGGGATGTTGCGGCGCGCGGCCTCGGCTGCGAGTTGCGTATTGAACGGATCGCTGGCGAAAGCCTGTCCCGTCTGCGCCACGCCGAGCCCGGCCTGGCGGTTGGCGAGCCGCGTCTGATCCAGATTTGAGAGCAATCCCGCCGTCGTGCCGCCGGCGCCATACAAGCTTCCGGCCGCGCCGAGCTGCCGCTCGCGCTCGGCGTTGTAGGGATTGGCGAACATCGGCGCCGTGCCCTCGGAAATGCCGCGCGCCAGGTTGTAGCCGTAGTTGCCGGCGCCGGACGGGTCGCGGCCCGATCCGGCATACATCGCTTTGAGGCGGTTTTCGACGTCGGTGCCGATCGTGCCGGTGACCGTGTTGAACCAGGGATTCTTGGCCGGATCGAGATAGTCGCCCTGCGCCGTCGGCGCCAAACGCGCGAGATATTGGTTGTAAGCATCAAGCGCAACCGGTGAGCGATCGGCGCCGCCGCCGGCGAGCAGGTCGGTGGCGAGCGAGGTCGCGCCCGGCAAAAACTGCCTGATATAGCCTGAGCTGTCGGCCAATCCCGTGAGCGCGCTCGATTCGGTCGGCGTGAGCGACGTCGCCGGCAATTGCCCCTGCAGCTGCGCCAGGATGCCGGAAAGATAAGGCTGCGCCGCCGCCCAGGGATTCGTCGCGCCGCTCGACGCGCCGCTGGTTGCGCCGGTGCTGCCGCTCTGGAATTGCTGCAGCGAGTTCTGGTTGACCGCGCTGTTCGTGTCTTTGGTCTGTGTCGTGCCGCCCCTCAATCTTTCTCCTGTAGGGTGGGTTAGGCGCGAAGCGCCGTAACCCACCGTTCCTGCCGCGGCTCGACCGCCGCTGGGCTGCGCTTCGCTTAGCCCACCCTACGAAGCGGTTTTTCCAACAGCACCCGCGTGGTGCGATAATCCGGCAACAGCTTGAGCCAGCCGCGGCGGCCGTAGATGCGCATAGCGGCGCAGCCCTCGGCCTTGCCATAAGTCTCAAGGCCGGCGAGCAGATGCACCCATTGCCCGCGATCGCTGCCGCCGCAGGCGACGATCATGCAGAACTTCTCGCCGTTTGCTTGGCCCAATTCCGTTACGGCCGCCGCCTTGATCTTCTCGCCGTTCCAGGCGATCCACAGCAGCGCCGCGCCGTTGCGCACGGAATGCTCGACGTCGGCATAGCTCGAGAGGCGCCCCTTCTCCATCGCGGCCTTGATCAGCGGCGAGACGAAAGGCCAGAACTCGTGTACTTGCGCCGGATCGACGCAGATTAGACGACATAGCGTCATGTCGGCGGGATCCGCGCATCGAGATAGATTTTCGCGTCCGATGCCGAGCCGTTCAGCTGGATCATCGTGCAATTGCCCGCCACGAGTCCGCTCGATCCGCTAAAATCAAGGCGCGTATTGGTTTTCGTTGTTCCGCTGAAAGCCACGCCTGTACAGGCGTTCGCTGCCGAGGCGGACGCATTGACGCAGGCAAAGTCGCTGCCGGCGCTGACGCTGCCCGTCGGGGCAATCCGCATCGGCACACGGAACACGAGTGCGGCCAGCGCCTGAGTGGTCGAATATGCCTGCCCGACCGACACCGAACTGTTCGTGGCAAACACGTCGTACATCTGGAACAGCCAATCACAAAGGCGCTGTTCCAAGGGAAAGGGGCGGGCCGCGATCAGCGCCGTGCCGCTCCCGATTGAGAGGCCAACGCGTCCGATGTCCAGATTGGCCGCCTCCGCGCTGTCGGCCCAGAAGAAAACCAGCAGGTTGTTGAACGATGATCCAAGCGTCGCGTTCAGTGCGATTGTCGCAAGCGTATTCGCGCCTGGCGTCACCGAACCCGTCGCCGTGATCGTCAGGCTGGTCGATTTGAAGAAATTCCCCGCCGTGAAGGTGCCGCTCGTCCAGTCGTTGACCACATCGGTGGTCGGAGCGTCCGCCGTCCCGGTCCACTCAATGACCGCGTAACGGATCGTGTGCGCGGTGTTGATGCGGACGCGCGCCGTCAGCGTAACCGTCTGCCCACGAAGATGCTTGCACAGGTCTTTCGGGATCGGCTGGATTGCGCCAAAACGGTTCGAGCCCGCCTGCGCAAACCGCATCATGAACGGTGTGCCGTTCTCGACGTCCGTTAGCTGAGACGGTGTGATGTTGCCGCCCTGCGAGAGCGCGATCCATGGCGTCCAGGTGTAATTGTTGTCGCCGACAGCGGCGAGCGGCTTGTCGATGACCTGGCCGCTCGGATTGAGGATAGGGTTTTGATCGGCCAGATATTGCTCGGCCGCGAGCGCGTTCCCGTTTACATAGAGGCCCGTCGCGTTGAGCGTCCCGGCACCCTTGTCGCCACCGGTAGGCGCGCCGATTGCCATGCCGCCGTTGCTGTAAAGCGTGGTGTGAACAGCAGCGCGGACGTTGTCATAGAACCACCAATCGATGTTGGCCTGTGATGCCCGGACCTGAATTTGCCACTTGCTCGTTCCGCTTTTCTGCCATTGCTGAACGATGTCGAAAGAAGCGTTTTTCTGATTGAAGGACTGAAATACGCCGTTGGTGAGAGCGTCTCCCTCCATGGTCAAGTCAGCGTCCACAAAGAACGCCTGACCTTTGGAAGTCGGACTCCCTACCGCATGTGTGTTGAAGGCGAAGACTGAGGCATTGTTTGACGGCCGATTGATCGTAAATTCATCGACCAGCGCTGACCCAGCGGCCCAATACGCGCCGACAGGAGCGGTGCTGTCCCATTTCTGAATGACAAATGACAGCGGGCGAAATTCGCCGCCGGCCTTCTTCCCCACCCGGACAACGTGCGCCTCGAATTGTGGACCGATGCCAGAGCTCGGGTGGTAATGGGTCTCCCACCCCATCCCGATGCCGTCGTCGAGGCCATTTCGAGAGGACCAGTTATTGCTGAGATTGTAGCCGAAGCCCCAGACTTCGTTGTTTCGGCCATCGAACTGTCCGGGGTTCGATTGGTGCGCGAGATTTGTCCAATCACCTTGCGCCGCTGCAGTGTCCGTCTTGGGCGCGGTCTGTAGGATGCCGGCTGTGCCGCTGTTGTAGAGCGTGACGATCGTCTGGAAGGACCCGGCAACCGTGGCGTTGGTCGTGTTGGTCAACTGCCAGCTTGCTTCCGGCGCGAACTCCCCGAGCGTGGTCCCGGCTTTGTCCTTCAATGTGAAGGCGAACGCGCCAGTATTGACGATGGAAAAAGGAACGCCGACCGGCACGCTGTTGACCGCGTTCATGGCCGGCAGCGTGACCGACTTGCCCGATGCCGTCATGCTGATGAGCGATGTGGCGGCAAGCGGATTGTCGAGCGCAAGATCAACCGCAGACGTGAAGCTTTTGGTCGCTTCCTGGAACCTGGTGAACGCCGCGCGGTTGAGCACGCTCGTCAGGTTTGCCATCGTGTCGATGAAGGTGGCGCCGAGCACATAGCCGCCCGTCACCGCGCTGGCCCAAGCGGAGTTCGAGCCTTGCAGGTCGATGTGCGTCCCGTCGATAACGGTGATGGGCCAGTTGCCGTCGACATTCGCCGACCCGCTGCCGGCGACGGCCCAACGCTGGCCGGTTTGCATCCGGGCCGTCGTGGTGACGGTCAAACGGATGAGGCCGCTGCCGTTGTCCGCAGCCGCGCCGATCGAGTAGCCGTCGTGGTCGCCGATCGCGATGGCGCCGGCGCGGCCGCTGAGCCAGGTCAGAAACGCAGCCGAATTGTTGGCGATCATCCCGCCCGCGGCGGAGGAATAAACCTGCGTGGTCGGGTTCGTGTCGCCGACAATCCACATCCAATCGCTGACGTTGTAGCTCATACGTACTCGCCACCGTGGCCGTCGATGATCCCGTCGGCATTGCCGGGGAAGAAGTTCGCCCCGCCGCCCTGGGTGAAGATCGTCCCGTTGCTCTCGACCTGAAACCGGCGGCCCGTCGCCGGGCCCGAGAAAACGCTGCCGTGCGCCCTGATCTGCCCCATCACCGCATAGGCGAAGGCGAAGGCGGAAAACGATGGAGTGCCTGTCAGCGTCACCAGTTGCCCGACGCATGTAACGACGCCGCCGGTCGAGGCGCCGAAGTGCCCATAGCCGGCATTACCGTTGATGACGTACCCGCCATCGCTTGCCGGGAGGGCAATGACGATGTTGCCACCCGAGGATTCCGCGAGCAGGTGGAAGCCGCCGCAGGTGCCGAAATTGACCTTGCGGTTGATGACGACCGTGCCGGCCGTCAGAACATCGATGCAATGTCCGCCGGCGCGGAACTCGACGCCGCCGATCGCGATCGTTGCGCCGTTTTGAACGACGATCCCGCTGTTGATGATAACGTTCGCCGGCGTGGCCGGGTCGCCGACGATCGTGACCGACCCGCCGATGAACGGGAAATTGAGCGAGAAGCCAGCGAATGTGCCGCTGCGCATCTGAATGGTGACGGCGAAGCCGTTGAGATCGAGCTTGAGGATCGAATCGATGGCCTTCTGGAGGGTCAGGAAGGCGCGGCTTGCGCTGTCGGCCTGTCCGTCGTTTGCATCGCTGCCGTCCGCGCGGACGTAATAGGTGCGAGTCGCGCTCAGGACCTCGCGCGTCGTGGCGTTGGATCGTCCCTCCTGCAATTGCCGGATCGCAAAGACGATGTTGTAGAGATTTTTCTCATCCGGCGAGAGCGTGCCGACGGTCATACGCCTACGCTCCTGACGGAGCTACGGCGCACAAGTCCGCCATAGCCGAACGAAGTGAGGCGACGGCGGGTCATCGCTTACCCTCTTGCGCCACCATGGGCTCGATGCCGCTGGCGAAGCTCCACACAGTGCCGGCGGGGATGCGGATTTTCCCGCGGGCGATGCGCGTCGAGACATTGGCCGGAATGAAGCCCTTCGCGTTAAGCCCATGCTCGGTGCTGTAGGTGATGGTGTCGGCGATGAGTTCACGCGTGCCGATCGAGCCCCAGCAGGCCTGCGCGTCGACGATCGGCCGGAACCCCTTCACCCGCATGCGCCGGTCGAGCGTCTGATCCGGCGTCTCGAGCGTGGCCTCGAGGTTCGAGCCGCCGGCGATCGGGCCGCCGAAGAAGCCGAGCTTGTGCGAGCTGTCGAAGATCGAAAGCTGCGACAGCGCCGAGGTGGCGACGTCGTCGAGCGAGAAGGTCAACGCGTCGATCGAGCCCGAGATGCTATCGAGGCTTTCGAGGGTGAGTCCGGGCCGCGCCAGGGTGGCGAGGTATTCCCCGCTTTGCACGATGAGCGACGCGCGCTCGAGCACGTAGTCGTAGCAGATGATCTTGTCGAACAGTCCGGCCGAACCGGCCTGCGATTTGTAGGCCCAGTAAACCCGCGGCGCGCGCGGGTCGCTGGCGCCGATGATGAGCTGCAGCTGGCCGGTATCGACGTCGGCGAAGAACGTGCGGTCGAACCGCTCCTTGCCGATGGCTGTGGGGTAGCCGCCCGGCAGGATCATATAGAAGCCGTCGTTGCCGGCGAAGAACAGCCGGTCGCCAGCGCGCACGAGCGACAGCGGCGCGAAGATGCCCTTGTCCTGCGCCACGCGATCGATCTGGAAGACGTACGGCGCGCCCGACGCGTAGACCATGCGCCGCAGCGAGGAATCCTGCGTGATGAGCCCGGTTTCGCCACCGCCGACCGCGCGCACAATGCCGCCGTCCGGCAGATCCTGGAAGTCGCTCGAATTGACGCCCGAAGTCCAGGTCGTCACCGCATTGAGGCCGGACCATTGGATGCGATAGGGCGTCGCGGAGCCAGGCCCTGACAACACGAGGAACCGGTTGACCACCGCGACGTAGCGCGCCTGCGGCGGCGAGCCGCCGAGGTCGGCGAAGGCCGACGAAGAGGTGAGATCGAACACCTGCGGCACGGTGTTGATCTGCACCGCGATGACGAAATTGTTGAACTGCGCGAACTGCCACTGTTCGCCGTTGCCGACGGCGGTATAGCTGCCGCCGCCCTTGCTCACATCGGTCCAGGCAAACGTGGTGTTGTTGAGCTCGTAAATCTTGGTCGCGGTCGCCGCGAACACCGTGACCGACCCGTCGTTGTTGCGGGCGTAGAAGAACCCGCGACAGGCGCCGGCGAGCGCTTGGCTATATTGCGAGACGCCGGCCACCGGCCCGTAGCCGTCGCCGCGCGGGAACACGTTCTGGATCAGCTGCGAGCTTTTGCCCTTGTAAGCCGAGAGGTCGGGACGCCAATCGGCAAACGGCAGAATGTCGGCCATCCTATGCTCCTCATGCTGAGGAGCCGCGCGCAGCGCGGCGTCTCGAAGCATGTCCCGAGACCGCGCGCGGCCGTCCTTCGAGACGCATCGCTGTCGCGATGCTCCTCAGGACGAGGCTCACGGCGTGACGCCCATCACCCGCACGGCGCCGGGCGCGCCGCCGCGCGTCTTGTGGTTGAGCTTGTCGAGCTCGTCGAAGATTTCGTCGCGGCGCGCCTTCCACAATGGCGCGCGCTCGTCGTTGACTCCGAACATTTCCGCTTCGACCAGCGAGCCGAACAGATAAAGGTCAGGATGCGCGGTCAGCAGCCAGTTTGTCTGCGTGCCATCGCCCGGCGCGAGCGTGGCGAGCGCGGGGATTTTCTGGAAATAGTCGAACTCGAGCGGGGTGGCGTCGAGGGGCCGCACCTTCAAGGTCGAGCCTTCGATGGTGAAGAGGCGCGGCACGTCCGCCGGCGAGGTGGGGTAAGCCGCCTGCAGGTAGGACGGATGCACGTATTCGAGCTCGACTCGGGTCGAGCCGGTCCATGTCACGCGCCGCCAGGCAAGATAGTCGGATGGAAGCGCAACCGAGCCGTTGGACGGCGTCAGATTGGTCGAGGTCTCCTGCTGGCGCACGCGCAGCCGCCGATTGGCGCAGGCCTCGAACAGCGCGATGAACTCCGGCACGCGCGCCGTGAACAGCGTGTGGTCGAGCCAATTGCCGATCGCGGTCTGCAGCTCGGCATAGGTGGTGATGGCCATGGCGCTATCCGGTCAGTTGTCTCGGTCCTCATCCTGAGGAGCGGGCGAAGCCCGCGTCTCGAAGGATGGCCACGGGCCTCATGCTTCGAGACGCGCGCTTCCTCATGGTGAGGTGCCCGCCCCCATCCCTTCGAGACGCGGTCTTCGGACCGCTCCTCAGGATGAGGGCGGGCCTCGAACCACGCGCGGCTCCTCAGCATGAGGACGAGCCAGCAGTAGCCCGCATGAGCGAAGCGATATGCGGGGCACCCCGGATGTCGCTGGCGCTCATCCGGGCTACGAGGTCTTCAAATGCGCCCAATCCGGATCGGCGAGCTTGCGGGCGACGAGCTCGTCGAACTCGCGCGTGAACAGGCGCAGGCCAATATTGCCGCGCGCGTGCTCCTCGTTGAGCCACTGGACCAGAAGCACGTTGGGGATTTGCGCGACGTGGCGGCCCCAATCGCTGCGCTGCGGCTCTGCCCGCAGCGCCTTGTTGCGCTCGAGGATCGGCTCGACGTCCTGCGTCGTGCTGGCGATGACCGTGCCGGTATGATCGAGCAGGATGTCGGTGCGCATCCGTCTTCGCCTCGCTTTGCTCAGCTTCGCCGGACTTGTCCGCCGTAGCGCGCAGCGCGAAGGCGGGTCACGACATTTCGGTGATGCTGATCTTGCCGGCGGTCCCGGCCTGCAGCACCGCCGCCTTCTGTCCCGGCGTCACGGTGAAATAATCCACCTGGTTGGCGCCGAGCAGCATGCTCGACGTCGTCGCCGTCGGCGTCCCGTCGCCGATCTCGACGAAGGCCGGCTGGCCTTCGGTCGCGACGCGGATCTGGAACGTCTCCGCACCGAAAGCGGCCGTCGCTTGCGACGTGCCGCTCATGGTGAAGGTCGTATTGGTGCCAGCCCGCGATGCGTGCTGTTTGTCGAAAGCGGCCATTAGCCCACTCCTAGGCGCGCTCGAACACGGCGTACATCTGCCCGCCGATATTCGAGCCGGATGCACCGGAAGGCGTGAACGAGACGACGTCGTCTTCGACCACATCGCGGGCCGCCGTCGGCGCCGCGCTGAAATGCTGCCCGGCGGCCGCGCCGGAGACAGTGACGGTGATCGAGCCGCCGGTGATCGCGGTGCCGTTGATGGCGGTGGCGATGGTGGCGTCGGCGGTGCTGATCGTGCCTTGCGTAACGCAGCCGACCTTAAGGACGCGGCCGCGGAACGGGGCGCGGATATAGGCCGCCTCCGGCGAGGCGCCGATCGAGCGCGAGAACGCGTGGACGGCCGCTTCGCGCAGCGGATGATTGGCGGGAAGTGCCATGATGATCTCCTATTGGAAGGGCACCGCAGGCGGCGCCCACCACGTGACAGTCTCTCCCCCTCATGCTGAGGAGGGCGCGCAGCGCCCGTCTCGAAGCATGCGGGGCACGGTGCCCGCCCTCATCCTTCGAGACGCGGTCCTACGGACCGCTCCTCAGGACGAGGGCGGAGATAGAGCGGTGGTGCTTACGACGTGGTGTTGTCGAACACGCCGCCCGAGGATTTCTCGTTTCGGGCTACGAGCGCATATTCCGACAGCATCTGCCGGCGCTCGCTGTCGCCGGTGCGCGCGAGCGGGATCGACACCATGCGGCGCCCATTGAGGTAGGCGATCGCCCACATCTCCATCTGCAGCACGAGCACGTCGCGCGCGCGCTGGAAACGGTTGGGCACGACCTTGAGCCGACCGAAGTCGGACTCATAGACGTCGACCGCGGCGACGATCTTCTTGGCTGAGGTGTCCTCGATCGGCGTGGCGCGGCCGGTAAAGGTCGAGAACGCCTGCTTGTTGAAGCCGCCGGTCATGATGATGTCGGGCTTGCCGCCGTTGTTCCAGATCGACTGCAGCACGGCCTTGAGGTTGGCCTCGATGAACGCGCGCTGCGTGCCGTCGGTGCGAGTGCCGGCGCCGTCGGCGGCCGAAGGATCGGCACCGGAGGCACCCTTCGACGTGTTGGTCTTGATCCACGACAACACCGAGGCGGTCTTGCGCGCGGTCGTGTCGTTGCCGGTCACCTTGGCCTGGTTGGTGCCGACGAGGATCGCCTCCATGTCGCGCTTGAGCTCGAGGCCCTTGAGCATCTCCTGGTAAGCGAGCTCGTCGTCGCGGCCGGCGTGGTCGACGGCGCGTTGCGTGCCGGTGACGCGGGCGACCTTGTCGGAGATTTGGCAGATGTTGCCGAGCCGCACGGTCGGAGTCACCGCGTCGGTGGTGGCGTCGTCGCCTTCGAGCACCGCGTTGGCGGTGTCGGCGGCGGCGAGCGCTTGCGTCTGCCATTCGTGGTTCACGGCCGACGCCTTCTCGCGCTCGATGCCGGTCATGAACGGCGTGTCGGTCGGATCGATGCGGTAGATCACATCGGAGAGATCTTCGCGGTTGCCGATCGCCTCATAGGTGGCGAACGTATTGGTGGGGAGTGCCATGGCTAAAAGTCCTTTCTGATAAGCGGACGCACCGTGTCCGCCTCATGCTGAGGAGCGGCGCGTGGTTCGAGGCCCGCCCTCATCCTTAGGAGCGGTCCGAAGGACCGCGTCTCGAAGGATAAGGGCGGGCACCTCACCATGAGGATGCGCCGCGTCTCGAAGCATGAGGCGGGGCGCCCTCGCCCTTCGAGACGCGTCGCTTTCGCGACGCTCCTCAGGACGAGGGCGGACCGATCGTCCGCAGTTCGTCGTGTGTTACCGGGCCGCCCGGCGCGCGCGCAGCAAGGCCGCGGCGTCCTTCAAGCTGCCGGTTTGTTCGAGCCGTTCGGTGAGGTGTTGAACGCGCGCCTCGTCCGTGCCTGCACGGGCGGTGGCGGCGCCGGGCCGCTGAACCGGGGGAACGGGCCTAGTGGCCGCAGCCTTGGCTTTGGCCTGCGCCTCGCGCCAGAGCGTCGCGTCGCGGATCAGGAGCTGCACGCGGTGGTCGCGAAGGGAGAGGTCCTTCTGACCGTTCCACGATTGCGCCAGCTCCGCTTCGTCGAAACCCAGGTCGCTCAGCACGGCGAGCGCCTTTTTCTGCAGCTCGGCGGCTTTCGCCTCGTCCGCCATGTCGGGGACTTTCTCCTTGAAGAGATGGTCCTCGCGTTTGGCGAAGTCGGTGAACTGGGCAAGCTTCTCGACAACCTGCCGGTGCTGCGCCGCGAGCAGCTGCTGGCCGACCTCAGCGATCTTCTTTTGCTGCAGGTCCCAGAGCAAGTAGCGCGGCCAATCCTCGCGCGCCAAGCGCTCGACATCCGCCATCGACTTGATGTCGGCGAACTCGCCCGCCTGTTGGTTCTGCAGGGTTGCGAGAAGCTGCGGCAGTGCCGCTTCGTAGTGCTGCCTTGCCTGTTCCACCGTCTGCTCTTTGGCGCTGAGGCCCTTGAGCTTTTCGGCGGCTTCGTTCTGACGGCGGAGAAAATCGCTCTCGCGTGACCGCTCGCGCTCGGCAAGACGTTCCTGCGTCGCGCGGGGGAGGCTCGCAAAGAGCTCCTTGTCCTCCTTCGTCCAAGACCTCGGCGGCTCGATGGGCGGCGGCTCGTCGGCCGCCGGATCGGTGCCTTCAGTCTTCTCACCAGGATCCTGCGCGTTCGCAGGAGTGGCGGCGTCCGTTGCATCAACGGTCGATTCTGTTGCAGCACCCGGCACTGCCGTTGCGGCGCGCTCGGAAGCTGTTGCATCTGTGTCACTCGGCTTGCGATGCCGCAATTTGGTGAGCATCGCGGCCGCTTCCGATGTGCTGATGCGTGTCGGCGTATCGGCCGGCGCGGTGACTTCAACGGCGTAAGGCACTGCGCTGTCGGCGCCCGAAGCGCCAACGTCGGTGGCAACGTCCATGATGTCCTCTCAATTTGTGTCCCGGATGCGGTGCAGCGCGACAGCGGTGCACCGCTGATCCGGGACCGTTACAGATTGTGGCGGTCCCGGGTCTGCAGCGCACCACTTCGTGCTGCGCTGCGCCCGGGACACGAGAGCATTTAAGCCGCCAATTTCGCCAGCCGATCGAGCTCGGCTTGGGCAAGCTTGCCGTTATTGGCCACGATAATGAGATGATCCTTCACCAAGCCGATGACCTGCACCGCGAGCCAAAGTCGCTCGCGCGCATCGGTGTCGCGCGCAACGGTATTGCGCCAGCCGGCGATGTAATCGGCCTCGAGCCGCGTGAAGATATCCTTCATCAAGTCGCTCCCGAGCAGCTCCTTGGCGCGCACGCCGCGCGCGATCGCAGTCTCGAGCTTGTCGTCGATCATGGTCATGGCGTTTCAAAGTCTTGTACGGCGGATTGTTTCGTAGGGTGGGCTAAGGCGCGTGAGCGCCGCAGCCCACCGGCGGTATTGCCGCGCGGATGGAACGGTGGGCTGCGCTTCGCTTAGCCCACCCTACAAGCTTTGGCGTCGCGCACGATGCGCTTGGCCGCGTCGGCACGTTTGAGCTGCTCGGTCAGCTCGAGGATCGGACGCAGCATCGGATGCTCCGCAGGCACGCCCTCGCCGGAGGCACCGCCCGCGGCAGTTGATCCGCCGCCGTTCACGAGCGTCTCGGCAAAGGATTGCGCCATGTCCTGCTGATGGCGTTCGCGCGCGATCTGCAGGTCGAGCAGCTTCAACTCCTTCTCGAGCGCGAATTTTTCCCGCTCGAAGGCGAGCTGCGCCTCGAGCTTCATCTTCTGGTGCGCGGCGTCGGTCTCGATCTTGGCCTTCTCGGCCGCCGCCTTGGCCGCGATCTCCGCCTGCTTCGGGTCGGCCGGGGGCGTCAACGGCGCTGAGGCTCTATCTGTGGGGTTCACCGGCGCCCCCGGCGCCGTGAAGAAAGCGTCCACGTTCTTGTGGCCGGCGAGCTTCACCAGCTCCTTGGCCGAATGGTAGAGGTTTTTGGCGCTGACCAGACCGGCGGCGATCGCCTCCTTCTGCGCGGCGATGATCAGCTGCAGATGCGCCAGCTGCTCGCTCTTCGACCCGGTGCCGAGCCCGACATTGATGGTCATATCGGCCCGCGCTCTCCAGTCTCTCGGATCAACAGTGACCCACTGATTGCGCAGCCGCACGGTCTGCGCCTGCGAGCCGTGCTTGCGGATCGTGGCGTGCAACAGCGAGAAGAGATCGCGGATGCCCGTCTCGGCGAAGATGCGGGCGATCAGCTTCACCTTGGCCTGGCTCGCGTTGAACATCTGGTTGGCGATGGTCGCCACCTGGTTCTGCAGCGCGTTGGGATCGACCCCCTGCCCTTGCCGCGACACGCCGGTGCGCCACTCGCGCGTGGCGTCCTGATATTGCAGCAGCGGAAAGACGTCGCCGCCGATGTCGGGATGCTTGAGCACGGTGAGCCCGCCCGGCATCTTGGTGCGCACGATCCCGCCCGGGCGCGAGACGAGAAGATCATCGAGCGTGGTCTCGGTGGCGTGGCTCTCCGGCACTTCGGTGCGCGGGTTGTTGGCGAGATAGGCGTTGTCGAGCAGGGCGCGCAGCAGCGCCGTCTTGATGCGCTGGATGTCCATCACCAGATCGGCGATCGAGCGGCCGAAAAATCGGTGTGTGACGATGACCGGCGTCATCGCCGCGAACGGGATGACGTCCTCGCGCACCACGTCGGGCCGCCCATCCCGCAAGAGAACTTCGCCCTCCTCGCCGGCCGTGGTGACGCGGTAGAGCGCAGCCTCGCCGGCGCCGTCATAGTCCATGCGCACATAGTGCTCGGTGATGCGGATCAGCCGGCTCGCCTCGTTGAGCCCGTCGTCGCCTTGGCGCAGCGTCGACTCGTTGACCGTGTCGCGCGCCTGCTCCTCGATGGTGTGCGACTGCGTATAAGACGGCAGTTTTTGCACCTGCTCGCGGTCGTAGCCTTGGGCGATGAGTTGCGACTGCGTGCGGAACACGTCGTGGAAGCAATAGTCCGCGTCCTTGATCGAGCGTGCGCGCCGGCTGATGCCGAACTCCTCGGGCGTGACGCCCTCGACCCGGGCGCATTCCTTGGTGCGGCGGATTTCGATGGTGACATCGTGCAGCTTGGGGCGCGGCGCGGCCTGTTCGTAGCCCGGATGAGCGCCAGCGACATCCGGGGCAGTTTCGCCGCGCGGCACGAGTCCCGGATTTCCGCCCGCTTGCGCGGGCGTCATCCGGGCTACAAGCGGAGCATCGCGCTCCGTGTGCTCTACAATCTCCACTCCCGGCTGCGCAACGATCAGCGCAAAGGCATCGTCGGGCTGGTCGAGATAGGTCTCGCGCTCGACCTCCGTCCGGCACTCCCACCACACCTTGACCACGCCGACTTTCGACAGCAGCGCATCCTTGATGAAGGAATAGAGCACCAGGAAGCCGTTGTTCTGCTGCATGAAGACGTGGTTGACGTAATCGGTCTCCTGCTCGGCGGCGGCCACGTCCTCCGGCCCGACCGGGGCAAACCGCACCACCTCGTCGCCCGAGGCGAAAATCTCCATCAGCGGCGGCATCAGGCCTTCGATGGTGTCGGCGACGTCGCTCGAGACGGCTTTGGAACGTCCGTCCGGGGCCGGCATGTCTTTCGACATGTCGCCCATGTAATAGTTGAGCGCAGACGCGCGTTCGTCGGAGAGCTTCGATGCGGCCATCGCCGAAAGCGCGTCATAGCGCTCGGCGGACAGCAGCGCCTTGAGATCGATCGCGGACATTTTCGGCATGGCTATTTCCGGCTATCGGCGCAGCCTGTCGTGCTCGAGAGTCATCGGGAGGATCGGCGCCGCAAGGAGCCGGCGGCGCAAAGCGATCCTCCCGCGCCGACGCCCGCGGGAGGAGCAGGCATCGAAAACGGTGCTTAACGCATATTTTCGGTGAATACGCTTTTCTGGAAGATTCCCGTTACACGAGTCAAGCGAAAAATGCGGGCGTATCCCGGTTCGCCTGTGGCGGAAGACGATTCGGGGGTCGCTTGTGCCAAACGCGATTGAAAAAACACGGGATTACCGGATCGCTACGGTCCACGACCAGCTCCCAGTCCGGATGCAGACGGTAGCTATGGATGGTCAGGTCGGTCCCATCGCTGGGATTTTTCCAGGCCTTGAACTGCTTGAGAAAGATGTGTCCGCGCGACAGTCGCTGAAACTCGGTGAGATAGAGATCGACCTGATCCTGGCGCATCTCCGGCAGCGTGCTGATCGATACCATGACATCGAAGTAGTTGTCCGGGAACTTGCGGATCTGGTTCGCGGTGAAGAGCGCGACGGAAGCCCGATCGATCTCGTCCTGCACATCCTCGATCCTGTCGAAGTGGCGAAAGCGAAAGACCCGTTCGCGACCAAGGGTCTGCTCCAGGTACCATTGCGCGACGGCCAAGGCCGGCGGAATGTCGAAGATAAAATATCGGCCCGGCAACGAGCTGGCGTAGGCATGGGCAACACGGCCGTATCCTGCGCCGAGTTCGCCGATGCGCGGCGCCGATACGCCCTCCGTAACATCTGCGAGCACGTTGCATTCCATGATCGAGCTCGCGAGATCCTGGCTCAAGAGCTTCCGGCCGCATCGCAGCGGAAACGGATTGCCGATCTCCGGCTCGGCAACTCTCAACCGCAGCCGATGGCGGTCAAGTCGGCGCATGATCGTCCAAACGAAGCATACGTAGAGGCGATAGGTGTGGCGCTGCCTTGCGCTCAATTCGACGCGGCCATCGACCGTATTGGTTCGCAAACGCCGGGTTTCCTCCAAGCGGGTCAGCAGCGGCAACAGGTTGGGACGGCGGCACCATTGCCGAAACACGTGACGGAAGAGATCAGACTTGCGGTCGGCGACGAGCCAATTGAAGTAGTTTTGCGATACCGTGCGCTTGAAGTTCGCCAGCCCCTCTTCCTCCAACATGCGCCGGTTCTTGTCGTTGAGATCGCGCCAAAAGGCAGACGGCAAGAACACGGGATCATCGGCTTCGAGCTCGGCCGCCATGTCGATCGCGGCGACTTCGCTCGATCTCATGCTTGCAACGTGCTGCGCGTCTGGCAATTTACGCACTCACGTGGGGCGGCAGCGCCAAGGGAGCGATCCCGGCGGCGGCGGTACGATGGTCCATGCGTATTTTCGGTGAATACGCTTTTCTGGAAGATTCTCGTTACGTGAGTCAAGTGAAAAATTCATGATTTTGATTTGTCGTGCCGCGATAACAGTTTAGCATCCGTTGTAGCCCGGATGTCGCCCGCGCAGCGGGCGGACATCCGGGAGTCTCTGCCAACGCGGTCCTGCATGTCGCCATATCAGTTTGTAGCCCGGGTTGAGCCCTGCGAAAGCGGGGGGAAACCCCGGGGCGGTCTCGCCGCACTCCATCCATTCCCGCATGCCGCTACGCTCCGTCCGGCCTACGTAGCTTGGGGCTGAATCCTCGTCCTGAGGAGGGCGCGTTAGCGCCCGTCTCGAAGGACGGCCCCGGCTCATGCTTCGAGACGCCGCGCTCCTCATGGTGAGGTGCCAGCCCTCTTCCTTCGAGACGCGGTCCTTTTGGACCGCTCCTCAGGATGAGGGCTGGTCTCGAACCACGCGCGGCTCCTCAGCATGAGCGGCCGTTAGAGCCGATGCGCAATTTCGGTGAATAATCTTTTCTGGAAGATTCTCGTTACACGAGTCAAGCGAAAAATTCGCAAGCGAGAATTCTCGTGTCATTGCTGCGGTTTGGCAGGATTCAGCCGCGCCGCTTCGACCTTTTCGTAGGTTTCGCCCGCGCAGCCGTCCTGCGGCGTCGCGCGGCGGCGGTCGGCGAGTTTTCCGCGCTCGATGATGACGATGAGCGTGATCGGCTGCGGCTGACCATTGATCGCCCCGGCGACGACCGCCTTCACGCAAACGCTTAAGCCGCGCCCGGTGATGCGCTTGGGCCGCGCGACGGCGAGCGCGCTGGGATGCGCGGTGAAAAGCGTGTCGGCGTTGGCGCGGATCAACTCTTTGACGTCGAGCTCGGGCTCGGCCGGGGGCGGCGGCGGCTCCGGTTGCCGAAAGGCCTTCGGCATAAGGCTCGCCGCCTGGTCGGCCAGTTTCGGCATGAAGCTCGCCGCCTGGTCGGTCAGGTCGCACGCCGCGAGCGCCATGGCGCAAGCAACGAGCATCGTTGCGATCTTCATCGCTGGCATGGCAGCACCGGTCGCGCGCTTGCGCGGTGATTGGCCAATCAGATCAGCTCGGGCGCGACGGGCGCAAGACCTTGCGCGTGGGCGAGCGCCACTGGCAGCCGTACGGCCACGGCTCCTGCGGACAGGCCCAGGCCGACGTGATTGGACGAGGCTCCGGCTTGTGACGGCGAATGGCGAGTCGATCGCTCTTGGCGGTGACGGGCGCGGCGTTTGCTGCGGTCATGGGCGGGGCGGCCGGCGGCCTTACCTCGGGGCTGGCGGCGAGCGCGGTCACCACGGCGGCGCCGATGGCGAGCACGATCGAACCGGCGGCAAGCCTGAAAGCGGACATTGACCCACCCACCCAGCCGCCCCCGTTGCGCCACAGGCGCGTTCGGGGGTTCTTTGGCCGTTAGTCGCGCCGGCGCAGCAAAAGGTTCACCGGCGCGGGGAAGTTTTCCCCGCCGCACCGGTCATTTCGGGGCGCGGGCAGCGCAGGCAAGTGTACGCAGCCTGCGCAAGCTTGGCTGCGTGTGCCCGCAAGCCCGGAATCCTTAAGTACTGCCGGTGGTTATGGGTTGCAGCCCTCGCCGCTATCGCGCTTCGGCCGTGCGCGACCGCGTCGGCGCCGCCGCGTGAGGGGATCGAAACAGGCCTCGCCCGTGCTGAGATCGTATCGAATGTCCAGACCAGACATCATGCCGGCGAAACGCTTGCGAGGCTGTCCAGCGAGCCCGCTACATGACACTGGAAACCATCAGCCAAATGAGCGAGAGGTGGTTTCTGGCTTGTGCTTGATGCCGTCGTAGAAGGCCTGAATGATGTCTTCCTTGAAACGGGGCATGCGGGGATAAGCCGTGACCGCAGCCTCGCGTTGCGCGTCCGTGAACTCCTCATAGGCGATGCCGAGCACATCCATCTCGACGCTGCGCGTCCCAAGCCGCGTCACGCGCTGGCCTTCAGGCTGGAATGTAGAACGACAGAAGCATGACTACGAGGACCAGGACTGAATAAAACGCGACTTCCGCGATGTTGAGACCCCACCGCCGCCGCTCCTGTGCAGCTTGCTGGTTCATGGTCGATCTCCTTCGGTCGTAAACAGACGCGCCGATCTCCGCGCCATCAGCCCGTTGCCACCAAAATCTAAAATGTTCTGAATCGCTGCCGGGGCCTCCTGTGGCGCCGGAGACCCTGCAGCAAATGTCGTCATGGCTTGGTAATCCAATGCAATCAGAGGCCGATATTGTGTTGCTTCGAGGCTGTTCACCATCACCATCGTGAGGTTATCGAGCAGCAGCCATTCCTCGTCCAAATGGACGGCAAGCACGGCGTGAATGGTCCTGCGTCGCGGGTAGCTTACGATCAGGAGGCGCAGGTCATCGGGGCTGATACCTGCTTCGCGTAGCGCCAGGTATTTCAATATTGCGTAGTCCTCACAGTCGCCCGCTCCCTTTTCAAGGGTAGCGAGTGGCGCCGACCAGAAATCGTCAACGCCGTACTGGGTCCAATCACTGGTGGCCCTGATACTCAGGTTCACCGCACGATTGATCTCTCCCAGACGGGCGCGACCCGCGCGTTGGCGACCAAGCTCAACGATCTGCAGCAACCGGCGCGCTGCTAGCGAGCACGCGTCGGGACTTGCACGACAGGCCGCGACCGTCTCCTCCTCCGAGTCAATGCGTGCCAACACGCCCCTCCATTTCGCGGAGATATCCCGCGTAAGAGCCTGGCCTGACTGAACGTCGGAATTATCGGGAGATTGGCGCGCGTGGGCCGCCGTGAGCAGAGCAATACGGACGAAACGGCGATTTTGCTCCACGCCATGGGAGCGCTCGACGGTCTGCTTGCCTGCCGCCGCGCCGGCCCGGCGTGCGATTACATCAGCCAAGGGATCCGGCTGTCCAGCCGCCTGCGCAGCATGGCACAAGAGCGCTATCAGCAACAGCATCGAGGCTATGTGTTGCAGGAGTCGCATGATGTCTCGACCAATCAGACGGGGCTATCATGAGCGCCGGATATCACTGGACAAATGGTGGTGCCGACCAGAAGTGACTTTTCGAGAATTGCTGTAAGCAATCTAATCTTGCGGAATTGCTCGTTCTCATCTTCGTGATGAACATACGGATCCCCTCCGTTAGACCCGCATTACGCCGATCTCCGCACCATCAGCCCGTTGCCACCGAAACCTGAAATGTTCTGAATCGCTGCCGGGGCCTCCTGTGGCGCCGGAGACCCTGCAGCAAATGCCGTCATGGCTTGTTAGCAGCTGTCGTCGTCGCGGGGATATCCGTGCTTCCAATCCCCGATATAAGGGTTGTAGCAATTCATGGGACGGTCACCACCGAGACTGGTGTAAGCCGGATTCGAGTCGACGGTGGCCGTTGGCTGTGCTGAGACGGTGGCCGTTTGGTGTGCTGACGCGGGCGCGAAGCTGGCGAGTGTCAGGACTGCGGAAAGAAGTAACTTATGCATTCTTCTTCTCC